TTAACATATGCATATAGAACAATTGGAGCAGCAACTAAACGAGCTACAGAATTAGTTCGAGCTTCAGCAATAGCAGACTCTTCATCCTCACCTTATAATCAAACAATAACAAAAAATGGAGGAGATGATTTTGCAGAAGTAACAACTGCTGAAGTAGATGCTCCGACATTTGCACAAACAAGACTTTTAATAGACAACAACAGAGATTATATTGTTGCAGAAGTAACAGGCTACTTAACATTTAACTTTTCAAATCATTCATATGATAGCAATGCATGTGAACTAGACACTGGGTTAATTTTAGATTCAGTTGCATTAGATATTAACAGAGGCCTTAACTCAAACTCTTTAACAAGATCTGCTGCTGAAAGATATTATAGTAATGCTAGTTCTCGAAAAGCAATTACAACTCAATTAACAGAAACACTTGCAGCTATTAATTTTACAAAGAACCTAGCTGATTCGTTAATGCAAAATAATTTGTATAACGAAAAAACAGTTAATACTATTACTAAAGCAACAACTGGTGTTGTAACTACTAATGGGTTTCATGGCTTTGCTTCTAAAAATATAGTAATTTTTAAAATTAGTAGCGGAATGACAGAACTTAATGAAAAAACTGCTTATATTAAAAAATTATCTGATACAGAATTTGAATTATTTACAGACAAGGATTTAGCAATTCCTTATGATACTACTGCTTTTACTACGTTTACTTCGGGTACAACAGGAATAGCACATCAAACAGAAGTAAGTCGTTATACAGATGCTACTGATGCTGATGTATCAGCAAGATTAGCTGTCGGAGCAAAATTCGATCTTATTACTAATATTATGCAAAATGGTATAACAGCTGGTAGTGATACTGTTTTTGGCAGCTCTTATAAAGTAGTACTAAACAATGGTGGATTAAATTTTGTTGATCAAGCCGATCCTGCTAATGTAGATATACTTCCTGGGAAAATTATAAGCGGGTCTCGTTCAGAAGCTTTGGGACAAATTATAAGTTTAACATCAAATGATGCTACTGAATCTAATAACGATTCAATACAAGTACAATTACTTTCTCCTAAAGAATTTGAAGTGGGCGAAAGTATTTTATTTGGTAATCGTACAAAAACTAAAAATATAACTATTGTAGTAGAATCAGGTACATATGAAGAAGATTATCCTATTAAGCTACCCGAAAATACATCATTAGAAGGTGATAATTTCCGTCGCGTTATTGTCCAGCCAAAAGATCGAGTTTCACAATCTACATGGGCTAGTACATACTTTTATAGAGATAAAGAATTTGATGGATTATCACTAACAAACACAGGGATTCCATTTTTAAATCAGAGCGGTGAAGAACAAGGATTTTTTGGATTTCATTATCTAGTTGATGCAGATAAACCATTAAACATAGGGCCTGCTATTACTAATGCAGGAAATTATAATACTGCCGCAGAAATTTTAAAACTTAATAAGAAATTTATACAAAATGAAGTTGTAGAACGTATAGAAGATATTAAACCTAATATTACATTTAATGAAGCAAAGTGCCGTAGGGATACTGAAATAATTTTAAAGTATGCTGCGATGGACATGGCTTTAGATACTAATTATAATAGCGTAACAGCAGGAATAGCATACCAACGTTCAAATGCAGACGTTTCTCAAACTTCACAAAAAGATGCAACCATTAGTGGTATAAGATATGCACATCATTTAGTAAATGCTTTAACAGAAGTTAAAGCAACTCATATTGGCACTGCAAAACTAAAAGATGGTTTTGATGAAATTGTTGAAATTTTAGACTCGTGGGATGGTAGTACAGCAGAAACTGATACAGCCGATACTCTTGTTTTTAATTATCCTACTACTTCTGCAGGTACTGATGCAAATGTTAATAAAACAAATGCTAGAAAACAACTTCAAGCTAACAGAGCTTTCTTAACAGCAGAAGTAATAGCATATATTACAGCTAACTATCCCTCATTAGTATACGATAGTGTTAAATGTTCTAGAGACGTACGATATATAATTGATGCTTTATCTTATGACGTACAATACGGAGGCAATAGTGCATCTAGACAAGCAGCAGACAGTTACTACGTTGACGGATCATCACAATTAGCAGCAGGACAAGCAACTGCTGTTACAGCAGCATATAACTTCTTAGCAACTATAGCTGCTCAAGTAGTTGTCGAAACAGATGTAGCCGAGCTGCAAGTTGCAGAAACACAAGATATAACAGGTACTCCTGCTACAGCAACAGAAGCAACAGAAGTAGAAGGATTACTACAAATAATTGAAGATGTTATTACAGCTGGAAACGTATCAGGTCTTCCTGCAGAAACACTACCTAGTGTTACTTGGTCTGCAACTGAATATCAAACAGCAAGAACTTCTATACTTTCAAATACATTAGCTATTCAAAATAGTGTAATTACTTTCATAAATGATAATTTTGTTAATCCTACATACGATCATATTGCATGTAAACGTGATGTAGGTCTAATTGTAGATGCAGTCAAAAAAGATTTACAAAAAGGTGGAAGTGAATATGTTACAGAAATACAAGGAGAATATTACTACAATTATATTGCTAAATGGGGAGCTGGAGGATTTTTAGGACACGAAGCAATTACACGAGATGCTACAAATTTTATTTCTACAATTGCTGATAGACTTTTTACAGGAACATATGCCTCTAATCTAATTTTACAAAATCAAGCAGCAGCAGATTATATTGCTCCTATCCTTAATTTTACAGGAGAGTCTGGCACTGATACTGTTGTTTCTGAATTAACAGGACGAGTTGCATTTGCATTTAATATTGCATTTAATCCACCTAAAAGAAATGACGAACTAGACATTTTCTTGATGAACGATGCTACTGTTATAACTAACGTTACAGGACAGGGGCATGGAGGATTTATGTGTGTTCTTGATCCAGAAGGACAAATCCTTACAAAATCTCCTTACGTATTTGCTTCATCCAGTTTTTCTAAGAGCGAAAATGTAAAAACATTTGCAGGTGGTATGTATCTTGATGCTTACACAGGAAATAGTCCTATGTATGTTCCTCAAACAATTGATCCTGGAGTAGCACTAGGAGGTTCACAAAACGGAAAAATAAACAACTTTACTCTTTGGGTAAGAAGTTTGCCAGGGCAAGGTTTGTTTATTCGACCTCCATTATTACCTTGTCCGTTTTATGTAGAAGGAAGACGGTATCAAGTTAATGCTATTTCAGATTACGATAGTGGTAATGGTTGGTGTAAAATTTACTTAGATGCTGACTCAAATGATACAACTGGTTATGATGAAACTGAATTTGCAGATAGTTTATACTATAGAGATATTTTCTTACAGACAGCTGGTAATAGATCTACACTTGCACAAGCATTTACCCAAATTAATGATTTGGGCTATGGTGTAATTGCTACTAATGGGGCATTTAGTGAACAAGTATCTGTCTTTACATACTATAATAATGTTGCATTTTATGCATATAGAGGATCAGAAATTAGATCATTAAACTGTTCTAACGGTTATGGTAACTTTGGATTAGTTGCAGAAGAAGCTGATCCTAACGAAATTCCAGATCAAGTTACATTAAAAGACGTCATGAATCAACCTGCAAAGGTTGTTACTACTGCTACAACACCTAATGCTTCAGGTGATGCAAGCATCTATGTTACAGATTTAAAATACGTTCCTTTAACTAATAGTCAAATTACTATAGCTCATGGAGGAGGAACTGGTACTTTAAATTATAATATTAAATTAATAACTGCTATGTCAGATTTAGCAGGTGATGGTAACTTTGGTGCTGCAGGTGATACTATGGTTACAGGAGCAGCGTCGGTTACTATTACAAGTGGTGCATCTGATGCTGCAAGAACAGCTGGAACCTATCTTGTTCAAGCAACAGGTGGTGCATCTAAAACAATAACTGAAACTACACGAAACAATCCTGTTGTTGTAACAACTAGTGCTGATCATCGTTTACATGACGGATCATTAATCACTATTTCAGGTGTTGTTGGTATGACCGAATTAAATGGTAATACTTATTATACAAAAATAGTAGACGATTCTTCAGTTGATGGAGCTACAAATATTGCACTTTATTCAGATGAATCTTTAACAACTACAGTAGATGGTAATGGTTTTACTGACTATGTATCGGGTGGAACTATAACAGGTGGTGGAGCGGTATTTAGTGTTGTGATAGCACCAAGCACAGGTACAGCAACAATTACAGTAAATCGCGCAGGGGAAGGTTATGCCACAAGTGAATCACTTACTCTTGCTGGTGCAGATGTAGGAGGTGGTGGACCTACTAATATTGTAATGGACGTTACTGCTTTTGCTAGTGCTTCGGGTCAAGGTGTACATAACAATAATCTTTGGAAACTTGACTTAGATGAAGACACAGTCTTTGGCTTAGATTTTTATGGAACATTACAAGATACTGTAACTAACGATACAATTATAGACTTTAGAAATTCTTCAACTCATATTTTAGATCTTGTTCGGGAACCTACTGCACTTAACATTCGACCCAATACTGCTATTAACTTTGATGAAAGTGATCTAGTAACATACCGTAGTATTGACTTCCAGGTAACTAATCCTTATGGAACTCCTCTAGCTAATGATGAAATTTCTACCACATTTGAAACAGGGTTTGACTTTTTAGAACTTGAAACCTCTGCAGGAGACATGGATGGTGGATTTGGTAGTGCTCAAGGCGATACCAAAATTGCACTTGTAACATTAGGTGGTGCTGATACGACTAGAATTACAAGAGACTTAGCAGGTAAACAGCCAGGGGATGCTGGATATGCAGGTGGAATGTTATTTACTTGGGATGGTAAAACACATCAAGTAATTAATATTGAAACTGACTCTACTGTACAATATGTAACAATCCAAGATATAGCAGATACAAATATTAATTCAGGTTATAGCGGAACAGGCTTAAACTCAGCGTTACCAATAACTTCAACTACTATAAGATTAGGTTTGGCTGCAAATGCAACAGCTGAAATGACTGTTGGAATATCTCTTATAAGAGCTACAGGCCACGACTTCCAACAAATTGGAACAGGATCATTTAACGATTCTAACTTTCCAAAAATTCTATTAGGAGAACCAGAAAACGCACTTGCTACTTCTTATACTGATGCTTCAACTGCTACTTCTTCACAAGTTTGGGAAAGAAGAAAGGGTAGAGTATTTTATGTAAGTACTGATCAATTTGGATTCTTCCGTGTAGGGAAATACTTTAGTGTTGATCAAGCAACTGGATTAATTACATTTGCAGGTGACATAGGAATTTCTAGTGCAGATTCTTTAGGATTTAAACGTGGTGTTGTTATTGACGAATTTTCATCAGACGATTCTATGTCAGACGAATCAGGAAGTGCAGTTCCTACAGAAAGAGCTATTACAGGTTATATTAATAGACGGCTAGGATTTACTACATCTGCACAGGTATTACCTTCACCCTCTGGTAATAGAATAGGTCCAGGTTTCCTACCATTAAGTGGCGTGTCAGAAATGGAGGGGGCGTTACAATTAGGTAATAATCAAATTATTAATGTTGCTTTACCAGGAACAGATGGAACAGCAGCAACAAATAAAAATTATGTAGATGCTCGAATTCAAGAATACGACGAATTAAATGAAGTACGTGACATTGAACTTAATAGTGTTGCTGCTGATGATCTACTTGTTGCAACAGGTAAAAAACGTATTGTGGTAACTCCTCCAACAGGTGCTGGTTTTGCAGTAGCACAAACAATTGAAAAAGTAGGAGTTCCTGGAACTTCAGGTACAATTGTAGATTTAGAAGTTACAACAGACCAAATTTTAGGTTCTATTGGTAATTCCTATGCTGTTACTATTATTACATATACTGTAACAGGTAATCCTTTTGTTTTAACAGATTCAATAACAAACTCAACAGATACAGCTACAATTTTATTTGCTCCTATTGATGAATTTGCTAATGCTTCAGAATTAGGAACAAGTGATATTAATATTACCGCAGCTAGAGCTGCTGGTAGTACTACAATTGATTTACAAATTGCGCCAGGCGCTATTGTAAATGCAGATGTTGATTCTAGTGCAGGAATATCACAAAGTAAATTAACTTTAAATGCTGCAAGTACACGAGCTAATGCTAGTGGAATTACACAAGCAGATTTAGGTGTTGCTAGCTTTGCCTCTACAAACTTTGATACTACAAATGGTTGGGTTGAACTTAAATCAGGCGGAATTACTATAGGAAATCTTCCACTTATTGATCAAAATAAAGTATTAGGTAGAACAAGTGCAGGAAATGGTAATGTTGAAGAAGTATCAATGTCCGATGTAGTAACACTTGGTGGCGGAATAGTAGATGGAGACTTTTCTAATACTATAATTAGTACTGATACAGGATTTCCTGGAGCAACATTAATTAAATTGGCAACTGGTGATTATGGTGTTGCGACAGTTTCAACTGATTCTACTGGCGACACTATGGTGCGTAGAAAAACAACAGGTGCTATCCAAGCAAACAGTTATATCATTGGTGGTACAGATACTTTTGAAATATTATCAGAAGCTTCAGGAATACTTTCACTAAAAACACCAGGACAGGGAACGATATTAACAGCAAGTGGAGCAACCCCAGTTGTTAAAATTCCTCAAATTTTAGATGTAGGTGGAACAAATATTGCTGCTGAAGGAAACTTTCAAGCTGCATCTAGTTATACTGGTGAAAAGTTTGTTGCTACAGATTGGGTATACACTAACTTTATTGAAGCACAAACAGAAAGAGATGCAACCAGTACAGGAATTGGACTTGGAGCAGGAACAGGATTTACTGGAGCAGGAGCAGATGTTGTTCAAGTAATTACTGGAGGTACAGTACGTTTATCTGTAGCAGATGCTACTACTACAGTAATAAATAATTTTGCAACGAACGGTAATACTACATTAGGTGATGCTACAACCGATACATTAACTGTAACTGCTAGATTAGATGCAGATATGCTACCCAATGCGGATAATACAATTAATTTAGGTCAAGGTGGAGGAACTCCGTTACGATTTAATACAATTCATTCTGTAATTTTTAGTGGTACTGCTACTACTGCAAGATATGCTGACTTAGCAGAAAAATATGTAGCAGATGCAGCATATGAATCAGGCACTGTACTAGTACTAGGAGGAAAAGCAGAAGTAACAACTACTTCTACTAAAGGCGATCATAGGGTAGCAGGTGTTGTTTCAACAAATCCTGCTTACTTAATGAATTCAGATTTAGAAGCAGAATTTCCAACAGACGTTGCTATTGCAGGACGAGTTCCTTGTAAAGTATTAGGAAAAGTTTCTAAAGGAGACATGTTAGTTGCAAGCGCAATTCCTGGTTATGCTATAGTAGATAACAATCCTAGACTGGGATCTGTTATAGGTAAATCTGTTGTAGATAAAACAGATGACGGCAAAAGTACTATAGAAATTATTGTAGGGAAAGTATAATGGCAATAGAAACAATTAATATTGGAACATCACAAAATAAAGGCGACGGTGATCCTCTAAGAACTGCCTTTCAAAAAGTAAATGCTAACTTTGTAGAACTTGCAGCGGGTGTGAGTGGAGTAACAGATATTCAAGGTAGTGTGTTTGCAGATAACAGTACATTACTTGTAGATGCTGTTAACGCAACAATTCCAGGATATATTAGCATAGATAGTTTAAAAACAATAGTTGCTGCAAGTACAGATTTTGCTGACTTCCAGTTAAGGATAGCAGCACTATAAATATGATAGAGGATATAAAAGATGGCAAATAGATTTCCACTAATAATAGATACAACAGATAATAAAATTAAAGAACTGCCTAGTGGTGATAGCTTAGACATCGAAAATGGTGGTATAAGAAATGCTTCTTTTATTGAAGCAAACCAATTAATTTTAAACGGTGTAATAACCACTCCATTTAATGGTGACTATAACGATTTAACAAATAAACCTACAATTCCAGTTGATGCATCAGAACTAACTGATGCAACTAATGTACATTTTAGCGGAGATTATAACGATTTAACAAACAAACCTGCACTTCCTGGTACAGTAGACTTTGGAGATATTTTAAATAAACCTACTACATTATCAGGTTATGGAATTACTGATTCTTTTGATGGAGCATATGGTTCGCTAACAGGAGTTCCTACATTTGCTGACGTAGCTTCTACAGGTGCATATAATGATCTATCAGGAAAACCTGTATTAGCAACTGTTGCTACTTCAGGTAACTATAACGATTTAATAGGCGCACCCACAGTTCCGTCTACATTATTAAATTTAGGAATAACAGATGGTCTTGCAGGACAAGTATTAACTACAGACGGAGCAGCTGGATTTACTTTTACAGGAGTAAGTACTACGTTAGGTGGACTTACTGATGTTACTTTTACTTCGCCTGGACCGTTAGCAGGACAAGTTTTAGCATTTAATGGATCTGTTTGGGAACCAGCAGCAGGTGGGGGTTCTGCAATCGGCTTAACAGATTTAAGTGTTACACAAGATCCACCTAGTGGAACAGGAACGTTAACATATAATAACACAACTGGAGTATTTACATATACACCACCCAATTTGAGTGTTTTATCTGGAGGTGCTTTAAATGCTGTAGGTAATCTAATATACCTTACAGGTTCAGTTTATGCTGATAACAGTACGTTACTAGTTGACGGACAAGCTGGAAATATACCCTGGACAGTATTAGATGGCACTCCTACTACAGTTGCTGGTTATGGAATTACAGATTCTATCGGAACAGGTAACTTTACATTTGCAACAAGTGTAATGGATACAGACGACAGTTCTGCTATAACAATAACACCGTCTGTTGTGATGAGTAGCGACTTAACTGTACAAAATGATCTTACAGTAAGTAATAAAGTTACAGCTACAGAATTTGTTAGTGACGCTACAGGCACACCTGAAATTATAGCAGCTACTAATCTAAATCTTACAGCAGGAAATGCAGTTGTACTTACATCTAGTCCCTTAAGACTAGCAAGTTTTACATCTCCTGAACGAGACGCATTAGCAAGCCAAAATGGAGATTTAATTTATAATACTACCGTTAATAAATTTCAAGGCTATCAAAATGGTTCATGGAGTGATTTAATTTAAGGTAGAGCATGGCTGAAAAAGAATATATTGTAAGTCTTAACCGAGACGTTAATCATGAAGAATTTGGTACAGAAATGGTATCATCTTCTGGCACAGGAAACATTCCTAATAGAACTGTTGACGTAAAAGATCCTAGACCAGGTTCTAAACGTAACACACATTATATGTTAGAAGATTCCGAAGCTGAAACTTTACGAAATGACAACAGGGTTTACGGAGTAGAAATTCCGCCGGATCAACGGGACGATATTGACATAATAACTACCGCAACACAAACTGGGGATTGGCGGAAAGATACATCAGCGGGTTCTTCAACAGATCTTAATTGGGGTATGATTAGAGGAACAATAAGAGAAGATGCATGGGGCGAAGGTGCTAGTAATATTACTAACCCTTATAATTACACATTGACAGGAAAAGGAGTTGATGTTGTAATTCAAGATACTGGAATAGATGTAGACCATATAGAATTTACTGATTCAAATGGAAACAGTCGGGTAAAACAAATCGATTGGTTTACTGAAAGTGGATTAGCAGGAAGCCAAAATGTAAACCATTATAGAGATTACGATGGTCACGGTAGTCATGTTGCTGGAACTGTTGCAGGACGCCTGATGGGATGGGCAAAAGATGCTAACATTTATAGTGTCAAGGTTAATGGCTTAGAAGGTAGTGGTGACTCGGGTACAGGAATAGCAATTTCTAACTGTTTTGATGTTATTAAACTATGGCATCGTAATAAACCTATAGATCCTGATACCGGATATAAACGTCCTACAATTGTAAATATGAGTTGGGGCTACGGCGGTACTAGAAGCGGAACTACTGTTAGTAGTGGTGTCTATAGAGCCAGTTCGTGGACCTTTGGAGATGCTGGTTATAATAGCGAAACAGAATTATATGCAAATGCAGGTATTATTTTTCCTTATTATTTTGGAGTGCGAAGAATTAATGTTCGCGTAAATAGCGTTGATACAGATCTACAAGAATTAATTGATGAAGGTGTACATGTATGTATTGCAGCAGGAAATAGTTATGCTTATATAGCTGCTGATAGTGATGCAGACTGGAGCAATAGTGCAGATTTTAATACAGGATTCCAAGAATTTTATCATAGAGGAAGTAGTCCTTACGATACAGAAGCACATATGGTAGGAAATATGGATATCACTTACAAAAATGGAATAGAACATAAAGCACAATCTAGTTGTACAGGACCTGGAGTAGATATTAATGCACCAGGTACAGAAATTATAAGTGCTAGTTCAAATGATAATCCTTCTGGTACTAATGATATTGCTGCAAGTGTAGGTAGAGTAGCTCATCCTTTAAATGGTAGTCAGTATTTAATGAAAATATCAGGTACTAGCATGGCATCACCCAATGTATGTGGATTACTTGCTACAATATTAGAAGCTAATTCAGGAATGACTCCTGCAGAATTAAAAACATGGTCTCATAACAATGCAACTCAAGATACACTATATGACGGTGCAACAGATGCTTGGGACGATGATGAAAGTATACAAGGAGGACCTAATAGAATTTTTTATACACCTTTTGTATCAGGTCAATCTTATAAAACAAATAACGTTAATTTAAAAGGCGGATCGGGATTTAAACTAAAAAACAAATAAATAGTTTATATAGGAGATAAAAGTGGCTGCAAACGGAATATCAACACTAGCAAACAAAAAACTTAGGCAAATTGCTAAACTAGACCTAGCTCAAATACGTCGGCGAGCAGGTGGGGATACAGCTAAACCGTATTATAGAGCTAGAAATACATATAATATTGGTCAATTACCTGCAATATATCAAGCAGATAACTCTGTAGATGATAATCCTAATTCTGGAGGCCTTATAGTAGGTAGACCTTGGACATAAAATAATGACGATACAAACAATTAATATAGGACAAATAGCAAACGACGGTACAGGTGATGATCTTAGAGCAGCATTTGACAAAGTCAATGATAATTTTGTAGATTTAAACACACGTTTTCCCAACGCTGCAACTGGAGAAAATTTAGGACCTACTGGTGGCGGAATTTTTGAAAGTGCTACTAATTCAAAATTAAGTTTTAAGAAAATCATAGGTGGGGATAATATAACTCTAGTAGAATCTTTAACAGGAATTACACTCAGTACCCCTTCTAGCTTAAATCAATTAATAATAGTTAGTGATACAGGGTCTGTAACTGTACAAAGTGGACAAACCATGTCTATTACAGGAGGTACAGGCATTGCTACTACTGTCACAGGACAAAATTTAACAGTAGCAGCAACAACTGGTGTACTAGGAGCAGATAGTAATCCTCAATTAAATGCAACACTTAATGCAAATAATCAAAATGTTATAAATGGTGGTAGTATTACAGCTTCAGCATTTTATGGTCCACTAGAAGGTCTGGTTTACGGAGTTGATGTTAGATCTTTATTTGGATCTACACAAGAATTTGATTTTGGTTCAATTAGAGAAACATATGAGAACATTATGGATTGGTTGGTAGGGCATTCGGATGTAGATTTTGGAAAATTTATAAATCCAGGTGTTGTGTCTGATATTGTTGATTTAGGACCGATTGCCGTTGCTTAAAATTTTCCGATAAATACTTAAAATTAGGAAAACACAATGGTAAATTTCTGGACGAAGTTCTCCGGTACAAAAATAGCAACATTACAAGAAGGCGTTACTACTTCTATTGAATTGCCATTAGCATCAACAGAAGACACTAGTAGTCCTGATTCTTCGTTTAATGTAGAAGATATTGCAGTTAGTGATACTACAGGATCTTATCCTAGTACAACAGAAATATCATTAATTGGTGCTGCAATTACAGTAACAAGTGACGGCGACCCTTATCCTGCTCTAGCAGGCGATCCGTTAACTAATACTGATGCTAGACTGTTCCCCAGTAATCCTAATGATATAACAGATCAAACACACCAATTTACATTTAATTATAGAGCAGGAACAAATTCTAATAATCCTCAACTAACATCACTTGGAGCACAGGGTATTGCTACAAATGGAGTAGTATTTTTTAGTCCAAGTGCAGGAGCTGGACCTTTACCAGGAAGCACTGTTGATCCTTTACCAGGATTTAACTGGAATGCTGTTTTGTATAAAATAGCATACGGAGTTGACACAGCTGGAGGACATGCTGAAGATAATGGTGAATATCATTATCATTCTGGAAGTTTTTTAATTTATGGTTGGAAGACTGAAAAATTTATTAGCTCAAATGCATATTATAATAGTTCACAATATGTAGCAAGCGATTCTTCAATAGATAATTTTAGACACGCCGACGGACATAGTAAAGTTTTAGGTTTTTGTTTTGATGGTTATCCTATATATGGTCCTTATGGTTATAGCACTCCGGGAAACAATACTAGTGGTATTAGACAACAAATGAGTTCATATAAAACTAAAGTTACTGAAGCTATTGGACGTGGATTTAGTTATTCAGAATATCCTGCAGGTTCTTTTTTACAAGATTACGAATTTGTAGAAGACTTGGGTACACTAGATAAACATAATGGACGATTTTGCGTTACACCAGATTATCCTGCTGGTACATATGCATATTTTCTAACATTTGAAGATAATAATTTCACATCTCCTACATATCCTTATATTATTGGACCTACTACAAAAGAACAACGAACTTTGGGAGTATCTCAAAGTTTAGCTAAGACTGAAATTATTAGTGGTAACTTACCTTTAGGATTAAATTTAAAAGAAAATATTATAAAAGGTACACCGTTTGAAGTACCTCGTGATACAGAATATAAATTTGTTGTACGTGCTACTCACAATAATCAAATCAATGATCGAACTTTTACTATTGAAGTACAAGGTCCGGATGAACCTCAATGGATAACCGAAACAGGAATATTACCTGTAGGTAATAATAACACTTATTTTATATTAGATAATAGTCCTATTGATTTTCAATTAGTAGTTAAAGACAGCGATACAGCAGCAGGGCAAGTATTAGAATACTTCCTTGGATCGGGCGATGGAGAATTGCCTCCTGGTATAACATTAACTGAAGATGGCAGATTGGTAGGGATAGTAGATCCAATTCTTGCAATAGAAAAAAGAATAGATATCGGAAACTACGATATGTCTATATATGATAATCCTGCGTATGATTTTGGTGTACGAAGCTCAAATGGATTTGATAGTTTTTTCTATGATACTACTATTTACGATTTAAGTATTCCTACAAGATCTCCTAGAAAACTTAATAGATTTTACGAATTTATAATTTCAGTAAATGATGGTGATACTATTGCTAAACGAAAATTTCTAATATATGTTGTAGGAGACGATTTTGTACGTGTAGACAATACTATAATGGAAGTAAGCACAGGAGTATTTACTGCTGATAATACTCATATTAGAGTGCCCATATGGTTAACACCTCGAGACTTTGGATATCGCAGAGCAAATAACTATGTAACATTGTTTCTAGATGTTTTAGATACTAATGAACTTATCGGAGTAGTAACTTACACATTACAAACAGTAAACGACGATGGTTCTTTAAGTACATTGCCCCCAGGAATGATTTTAGACTCAACTACAGGCGAAGTTGCAGGGCGTGTACCTTATCAACCTAGCATAACAAAAGAATATAAATTTACAGTTAAGGCTGCTAGATTTGGACCTACTTCTACAAAACAATTTGTTACATTAAGCATCTTTGAAGATATTCCTAGTGGTCAAAGTACTATTAAAACAGTTAAAAATTTCGATGCTTATTTACTTGTAAATAGAAGTTTTCAAATAGATGAACAATCATTTACAATAACAAAAGTAGATACTACTAACGAAGATTATGATTTAATTTCTTTAGGAAAAAATATAACTGTAACAGTATTTGAAAATGCACTTCCTAGTCAAAAATTAATAAAAATTAATAAAATTGGACCACCTTTCTTAAATGATTTAATTGGACAAAATTTAATTTTTGGAGAACATACTTACCAAATATCTTCAGTTGATGACAACACTAAAATTTACAGATGTAAAACATCACATACTTCAGATACGTTTGCATTAGATTTACAAAATTCTCGTTGGGAAGAAGTTACAGGAGCGGATCTTGCAGCAATTGATGAATCAACAGTATTATTATGGAATACTGAAAACGCATACAGTAAAGACGATTTCGCTAAATTTAACATAGATTTATTTGAAACAGTAACCGTTAACATAAATTTACTTCAAACTGTATATGCTGGATCAAATACAACACTTGAACTAGTTCCTTTATACACAAGAGAAATAGTTAAAAAAGGAGAAACTTTTGAATTTAATTTATATACTGATAATGCTAACGAAGTAGCAGAAAGTAATAAAACATTTGTTGTTAAAACTTTAGGTGAAATCGATTCTGTTATTAAATGGATTAGTGAAGAAAATCTAGCATCAATTAGTGCAAATTATATATCTAATCTACAACTAACAGCAACTAGTACAGTACCTAATGCAAATTTAATTTATGCTTTAACAAAAGGTAGATTACCTTCAGGACTAACTTTATTATTTGATGGTTCTATTTCTGGAAAAATTAAAGTTTTTGCAGATACAAATAATATAGGATTAACAATTACAGATACCGGAACATTTACATTAGATAACAACATAACAACTATTGATCGAAAATTTATCTTTACTGTAAGAGTTCAAGATCAATTTGGTTACAGTGCTGTCGAAAAAGAATTTTTTATAACTGTAGGGGATCCTGATAATAAAACGTATAGTAATTTATATGCACGACCTTTTCTTAAAACAAATCAAAAAACATTATTTAAAACATTTATCAGTAATCCTGAAGTATTTGAACCTTCTTATATATACCGTCCAAATGATCCTTTGTTTGGAATACAAAGAGAAATTAAAATGCTTGTTTATTCTGGTATAGAAACTAAAAAAATAAATTATTATGTAGGAGCAATGGCTAAAAATCATAAAAGAAAAAAATTCAAACTAGGCGATATAAAAACAGCCGTAGCAAAACTGCCAGGAACTAATGATGTTGTCTACGAAATTGTATACGTAGAAGTGCTAGACCCGTATATGCCTACAAAAGGAAAAACTAAAAAAGACATTACTATTAGAAACTCAGAAAATGTATTAGTAAGTGAATCACAATTTGGAGATACACCTATAGAATATATTTCTTATAATATACAATTACGTAATGGCGAGCCTGCAAGAGTAACCCCATTTGGTGGCATAACTTCTATGATACTTAGAGATGGAACAATTATTGAGTTAGGAATTAATAACGAAGTAGAAATTATTTTTAGAGATTTAAATACAATCACACTTTTAGCTGCAATTTCTTCAGAATTTCCTACATTTACTAGTCCTTGGTATTTAAGGTCAGAATATGATAATGTTATTAAAGTTGATGGTGACGCTATCGACGTTAGTGATAGCAAGGATCAAAAAAGATATATATCAAACATAGCAAATATGCGAGATAATTTAGCTGAAGTTGGAACTACAGAACTAAATTTCTTACCTTTATGGATGAGAACTGCACAAGAAGGTAGTCTTCAAGAATTAGGATTTACTCCTGCTATTCCGCTATGTTATACCAAACCAGGAACAAGTAAAAAAATAGCAACTACTGTAAAACTTCAAAATTTTGATTTTACACAAATAGATTTTGATATAGATAGATATATTATTGATAATACAACAGGAAATAGTAACGAGCAATATCTATTGTTTGCAAACTATCAATTTAATATCTAAAACCTATAAATACTAATAAATAATGATAGGAGACTTTTAAATGGCCAGTGACATACTTACAGCTGATATTAATGAACTTTATCCTGTAGCCGGAAAAGATAATGACAGTCAGGGATTTAGAGATAATTTCAAACTAATTAAAACTGGTTTGACAACTGCTGCTTCTGAAATAACTACTTTACAAACTAATACTGCAAAATTAGATGCTACAAATGACTTTAATGGTAATAACATCTCTGAAGCAAATTTTATTGCAAATTCAGAAGAAGTATTTGTTACAGATGAAATTTCTTTTTCACAAAATATTAGATTTATAAATGGTCATTATCAAATTATAACTGTAGGAGAGAATACTCCAATAACTTTAACACTAACAGATTGGCCAGCAACTGGAAAATTAGGAAAAATGCGTTTAGCTGTTAAAGGCGATGGTAGTACTCCTATACTAATTGAATGGTCTACTGGTGCTTCTGGTGTACTAAAAACTGACACAGCTTGGCCTGAAAACTTTATTGCTGACAGTGCATCTGACCCTATTATTATTGACTTTTGGTCAGCTGATGCAGGACTTACAGTATATGGTCAATATCACGGACAATTTACTTAATGTTTAACCCGTTTATAGATTCATTATCAGAATTATCTACAAACGAACTGAACCAAAAAATTCAAGAAATTAGTAAAAAACATTTTCTTGCACAACGCAGTACTAGTAATCCAGAAGTACAGCTTCAACTTTTAACTATTCTTAATATGTATAAAGAAGAAGTATTTACACGTCGAGAGAAAGAATTATTAAACCAGAACGAAATTGGTAAAGATGATCTTGACAAATTGATTAATATCAGTTAAAATACTTATATGCTTATGAAAACAGATGATCTAGGAGTACCACGATTTTCTAATCATGATCTTATCGATATGATTTATAGCGGTCATATCGATAAATGTCATATAGTTCTGTGTGACCCCAGTGACGATATCGACCAATTTAATAAAGTTGCTGAAGAACATGGTATATCCCCTCTAACAAAATACATTCCACTTGACGTTGATCGAACAGAATTTGATAATGCTCTACAAAATGAATGGTTCATGCCAGAAAAATATAAAAAACTTAATATACATAATTATGTCTTAACTAAAGCTAAAGAGGGTGAAGAAGTAGAACGTGCTGCACTTGAATTAGCAGAATTTGAACATCGTGGAATGCTAGATATATTACGTTATATGGTATATCTAGTAGATTTTATGAGGGAAAATAAAATTATTTGGGGAGTAGGCCGTGGTAGCTCAGTAGCTAGTTTTGTATTATATTTAATAGGAGTTCATAAGATAAATCCAATTCAATATGAGCTCGACTGGCAGGAGTTCCTGAGATAAGTAAGTACAATAGGAGAAATTAATTATGCCAATGAAACAAACAGGACGTAAAGTCTATAAAACAATGCAGGGAAAAACTGTTGATATGGATTTATTGCGCCAACGTAACGAACTTACTCAAGCAGTAGGAAATGCACAAGTAAATGCACGAGGCGACGAATTAGGCCCCGGCGGAAAAATTATACGTAAAAAAGAAGAAGTTCTTAGAGACTATTATCATAATTCTTCTACAATGGCTGACGAAGTTGCCATTAAACGCACCGCAGTTAAAGAAGATGTACAAGAAGAACTTGCACCAACTGTTCAACCTAAGGTTGCTCAACCTGAAGTAAAAAAAGATGAAGATTGGGTTGAGGATACTGAAGGCAATTTCGTAAGAAACGAAAAAAAATCTAAAACAAGAAAGAGTTCATAATGTCAGTTATAGAAGAAGGTACTCGAACGAATCAACATCGTTTTTCTAGACATAAAGGTACTGCTCTTCGACCAGTAAATGATCGTGTTCTTGTAAGTGATATGTATTTTGGAGAAAAGAAAACTTCTGGCGGTATTATTCTTACAGACGACGATGGAGAAGAACGCGGAGTTTATCCTCGTTGGGGCAAAGTTTATGCTAAGGGGAAAAGTAATAAAGACGAATATCAAGTAGGTGACTGGATTTTGATAGCACACGGACGCTGGACTAGAGGAATTTGCTTAGAAACAGAAAATGAAGATATTATTTTACGTATGGTCGAAACAGAAAGTATACTTGCATATTCAAACGATCCTCCACACGAAGCACAAGTAATCGGAGATGGTCCTAGGGCAGTTTGGGAATATGATCCACGACAAGGCAGTGAAGAAGCTCGATTAGTAAAAAACTATGATGGAAGATCTCCAGATATAATGTCTGGTGCAACAATGCTACCGAAAGAATAGTCTATTGGAAAACATTAATTTAAAATCTTACGAAGAATTTGTTAAACAGGTTACTTCAACAGAAAGCAACGAAGTAACTGCTCTTGAACGCCGACTTTATGATTTAGAAAAAGAAAGTGGTGTAAATATAGCATTATTATTAACCGGAGCAATTGGATTATCTAGTGAAGGAGGAGAATTCAATGAAATTGTTAAAAAATGTTTGTTCCAAGGCAAACAGCTTAACGATGAAACTTTATTTCATCTCAAACGAGAATTGGGCGATATTATTTGGTATTGGATTAATGCTTGTCGTAGTCTTAATATTTCTCCCGATGACGTAATCTTAGAAAATATTAAAAAACTTGAATCACGATATCCTGGCAACGCATTTGATGTTTTTTATTCTGAAAATCGTCAAAAAGACGACCTTTAAAATTAAAATACTTGACTTTTTAATCTTTATACGCTATACTATGTGTAAAGTATAGAGGAAGATTCTAATGGCATTACACGGCATGATAGATTTGGAAACGTTAGGGACCAAACCTAATACTGCAATATTAACTATTGGGGCAATTAAATTTGATCCATTTACTAATGATGAACCACATACTCCATTATATCTTCATGTTGATGTGGATGAACAAACAGAAACTTTAAAACGATCTGTTGATCAAAATACATTAGATTGGTGGCAACAACAAAAAGAAAGTGTTAGGGAAGAAGCATTCCGACAAGACAATAGAATTAATTTAGATAGCTTAACTAAAAATCTTAATAAATGGTGTGTTGGATTAGAATATCTATGGGCTCATGGTCCGTTATTTGATTATTGTATATTAGAAAATTTATATACGCAACTAGGAAAACCCATACCATGGAATTTTTGGCAAATTCGTGATAGTCGAACATTATTTGGAATGATGACTAAAGATCCTCGCAAAGAAATACAAGAAGAACTTCATAATGCACTAGCAGATTCTTATTATCAGGCCAAATGCGTACAAACAGCTTATCAACAGTTTAAGGTGAAAAAACGATGAATACAATAATAATGATAACAGTAGTAGCAGGAAATATTATCGGTTCTGCTACATTTGATACAATAGAACAATGTAACGAAGCTAGAAATAAAGTAATTCAACAAGAAGGATCTAAAGTATATTGTACCTATCAAGAAAAAACTCCTGACCATAGCAAAGAGTTTTTTCAAATTTTTGGTAAAATGTTACAAGAAATGGGAAAAGTAAAATAATATATGGACAAAATAACCGAGCAGAGATCG